TGGCATCCGCAGCACTTCGCAAGAATGGAAAGTTCACCAAGGCCGAACACAAGGCGTATATGAAGCGCATTCTGGCGAAACGGAAACGAGGAATCGTTCTCTTGCCGGTATTATCCGCAGTTCAAGGACAAGCTGAATAACTACCTCGGGCAAGTGATTGGATTTTGCATTCCGGCAATCCCTAGCCGCGAGATTTCAATCAAGGGCGAAGTCACGAATACAACTGGCATCATGGCGGCAGTATTCGCAACTGCTTTGGTGCCAGCAAACGATGTCGCGTTGTTTGGTGCATCCGCTGGCGGATTCTACCTGGACGAGGCGACCGAGAGCCAGAGCCGCGACGGATGGCGCTCGATTGACACCAAGTTTAGCAGCGATCCGCTGTTAGCGTAATTTCTACCCGGCAACGGGTAAACCAAACGGCACGGGGAACCGGAGAATCCCGCATATCATGCAACGACTTCCATTCGTCACTCAAAACACATCTCTCGCACTTGCGCTTCAAAGCGTAGGTGTGCCGCTTTTAGAGGTCTGGAATGTCTATGATGCGGCGATTCTAAAAAGACTCGGGATGGAGAGTGCGAGGATTGCCAAGCAGTGCGGATTGCCTGGGTCCATATCTTACTTCCTCGAACACATCGAGGGCATGGAGAGGCTTCTAGATGCATACGATAGCGCATCGAAGCAATGGACCGACAACACGCTGGAGGAGATGGAATGCTCGCCGGAAGATGCGATGCGGATCGCGTGCGTGATTCTCAAAAAACGACCAGAGTTTGCGGCTCTATGGAAGGCGCAGATCCCAAAATACATGGAGTCAAAAGGGGATTTTGTGAGGAGTGGAGATGACGCAGAGGGAACGATTACCAGCCCTGGCTTTAAGCTCGTCAGCATTAACGCCAGCGACGAAATCAGGAGCAAACTAGATTTATGAGTGACGACCTCGACCCAGAACAAATCCACGCGCAAGCACTCGCGACCGCAGCAGATCGGCAACATTACTTCCAGGGCAGCAAACTGGAACCGTTCTCGTTTGGCAGGCAATCGGCAGCTCAACGGTTGAGCATGAGCGACGAGAGCCAACTTGAGGCCGCAACCTTGCTGATTTACCTTTGCACGCTAGGAGAAGGGCCGTTTAACGAATCCAGGGAAACGGGCATTGACCGCATCGACCGGGCGCGTGGAGAGAAGGAGCTACGCATTTTCCGCCAGGAGATGGCAAAATGGGCAGACGGGAAAAAGATCAGACTGGGATCAACTATCGCAAAAGAGATCCAAAGCATTGCGAACGACATTTGGACAGACCTATTAGTCAGCGAAACAATACCATCGAGCGATTCAGGAGGTATCGCCACGGGACCAAAAAAGCACAGCCTGTAAGCGACGAGGCGGAATATATCGCGTTCGTCTCTCAGTGTTTGCATGGCTCCATGACATTAAGGGAAATCAAAAAAGCGGACGGTCTTTCTTCAAGAACGACTTATTCTTTATAGAACCCGACCAATTCTACCTGTACAAAAAATGTTCCACGTGGAACACTCACGATAGGTATTGCTTTGTCAGACCAATAAAAGCTTTAGACTCACACATCATGAAACCATTCACACATGAACCACTCATGGGTGAGATGGTATATCCTAATGAATACCTCTTGACCCAAGGGGTCAAAGCAGGTGACTTAGTGTGCTTTAAGCCGGACAGTGAGTATGAGTTCACGGTAGATGAAGAAAAGCTATACAGAATGTTTGACCACCAAATAACCATTATACTATGAATGTACTACTATTCGACAATGTTATTCAATCTCCGGTAGATTACGTTAAAGATACCTTAGCCAATGACTTCGAGGACATCTATGATGGTGTAAATGTATTTAAGAATATACAGGCTAGGGACCATGATGATGAGTTTGCTTTGTTTGTAAAGGATTTATTTTCTGATTATTTTATCAAGTGGAACTTTATAAGAAAGTCTCCGTTGCATCAAGAAGAACCAAACTTCATACATAAGGATGATATGATGGGAGATGTTACTGCTGTTTTATACTTGAGTGAGAATCATCCTGACACTGACGGAACAACATTGTATGATGACAATGCTAAACCGGCTTGTGTCATTCATTCAAAGTTTAACAGGGCAGTTATGTTTGACTCCAATGTTCCTCATTCTAGGAATATATTCGAGAACTTTGGAGAAGAGAACAATGCTAGATTGATTCAAGTAATATTTCTTAAAAGGAAAAAATGAAAAACTCAAGGGAAATAAAGCTAAGGATAATTGAGGCAGGATACAAAGCTGTTAACCATCTTGTAAAAGTAGCTGAGGAAGATATTATTAATACAGACTCAGATACAGATGTGTCTGCCGATAAGATGAAGAACGCAGCAGCAGCTAAAAAATTAGCCATCTTTGATGCTTTTGAGATACTGAGTAGAATTGAGCAAGAGAAAGAGAATTTGGATTCAATAGAAAAAGGAATAAGTAAAACAGATACAAAACAAGGATTTGCGGAACGAAGGTCAAAGTAATATATATAGGGTATTAGAGGACTATATTCCTAAAAGTGTCATTGTAAAAAAGAACATGACACGCTTGTGGAAGTATGGGTATCATGAACAGAATGACATGGTCATTATATCTAAGACCGGACAGATAGGAGATATTATAGAAATATCAGGTCTTAAAATTGCTCTACCAATTATCCCAAAAGAGTGTCTTCAAAGACACGAAAAGAAGTCTGAGCAGTATTGGGAAAGGACTGATTTACCAAAAACTCTAAATAAGATTCAGTCAATATTTCAATGGAATGAGATGCCATCAGAGTTTAAGGACAGATGGGTTGATTATATTGAGCAGGAGTTTGACTATAGGGAGAGGGGTTTTTGGTTTATGAATAATGGAACCCCAACTTATATTACAGGTTCTCATTATATGTATCTTCAGTGGTCTAGCATTGACATTGGATATCCGGACTTTCGAGAGGCGAATAGGATATTCTTTATATTTTGGGAAGCATGCAAAGCTGACTCTAGGTGCTTTGGGATGATATACCTTAACATAAGGCGTTCAGGGTTCTCATTCATGTCATCATCAGAGTGCGTAAATATAGGAACTCTTGCACGTGATGCAAGGGTTGGTATACTTTCAAAGACGGGTGCTGATGCTAAGAAGATGTTTACTGACAAGGTTGTTCCAATCAATAGCAGCTTGCCATTCTTTTTCAAACCTGTGATGGACGGTATGGACAAGCCTAAAACCGAACTTGCGTATAGGGTTCCTGCTGCAAAGATTACAAAAAAAAATATGTATGACACTTCTGCGGAAGAGGTTGTTGGACTTGATACCACTATAGATTGGAAGAATACTGAGGAGAACTCTTATGATGGTGAGAAGCTTTTATTCTTGGCACATGACGAGTCTGCAAAGTGGGTTAAGCCTAACAACATCCTAAACAATTGGCGTGTAACAAAGACTTGTCTTAGGTTGGGTAGCAAAATAATTGGCAAGTGTATGATGGGGTCAACCTCAAATGCACTCAGCAAGGGGGGAGATAATTACAAAAAACTATACGAAGACTCTAGTCTTGATAGTCGAAATGCAAATGGTCAGACTAAAAGTGGGTTATATTCCCTATTCATTCCAATGGAGTGGAACATGGAAGGATTCATTGATATTCATGGGATGCCGGTGTTCCGTAAACCTAATGAACCTATTAGGGGAGTAGATGGACAAAACGTAAAAAATGGTGCTATAGATTATTGGGATGCTGAGGTTGATTCTTTAAAGGGAGACGCTGATGCTTTGAATGAATACTACAGGCAGTTTCCTAGGACAGAGTCTCATGCTTTTAGAGATGAGAGCAAGTCTTCAATATTTAACCTCACCAAGATATACCAACAGATAGACTATAATGACTCTCTTATAAAGGAGCATCATCTGACTAAGGGGTCATTCCATTGGAAGGATGGGGAGAAAGACTCTAAGGTGGTATGGACTCCTGACACTAGGGGTAGGTTCTTGGTAAGTTGGATGCCAAACGCAAGACTTCAGAACAATGTTTCAAAGAAAGGTGACATGAAGTTTCCCGGTAATGAGCATCTTGGGACTTTTGGATGTGACTCTTATGACATTTCTGCCGTAGTTGGGGGAAGGGGGTCAAACGGGTCTCTTCATGGTATGACTAAGTTTCACATGGATGAAGCTCCAATTAATGAATTTTTCCTAGAGTACATTGCCCGTCCACAGACTGCGGAGATATTCTTTGAGGAGGTCCTTATGGCGTGTTGCTTTTATGGGATGCCAATTCTGATAGAGAACAATAAACCTAGGCTTCTGTATCATTTTAAGAACAGGGGGTACAGGAACTTCTGTGTTAATAGACCGGATAGGCATTACGCAAAACTTACAAACACGGAAAGAGAGCTTGGTGGTATACCCAATACTTCTGAGGATGTGAAGCAAGCACACGCTTCTGCAATCGAGACATATATAGAAAGATATTTAGGACTTGATAGTACGGGGGTATATAGAGATAATGACGAGATTGGAAGCATGCCATTTACCAAGACTCTTGAGGATTGGGCTAAGTTTGATATAAACGACAGGACTAAGTTTGATGCGTCCATTAGTTCAGGTTTGGCTATTATGGCAAACCAAAAGCACGTATATTTACCGGAGAAAAAAGAGTCGAAAATA